ATCGTCTCTCCTGTTAGCCAGCCTTTTATGGCTTGAGCTGCATATATCAGCATAGTCATGACTGAAACTTGGCTGCCGAACGACAACCCACTAAGAAGATAAGTCCCAGCGGTGCCAGTATCCAAATGACCTACACCGTAGAGTAAAAACTGTTCATCTGCCGATGCCATAAACTGGTCATAACAAGCCCGCTGGTACTCACGATGTGATCGTAAGACCTCAGGCTCTAGTCCAGCTTCAGCATACGGTCCATGAAACTCAACTGGTCCCTCCGTATGCAAGTCTGCATCCGCCATGTACTGAAACGGTGCTTCCTCGTTCCTACCACGATGTTGTAAACACGTGTGGGCCTCCTGGAAATCACCACTTCTACAAGCTACTTGTCTATCACACCCAGGGATAGCACAACAATGCCTGTGCATTTCAGCTATACAATCACTCTCTGTAAAAGGTGTGGCTGATGTTGTGATAAAATCTCTAGGGTCCACTTGCTCACGATCCCCACATATCTGTGTAGACGTACACTTAGGACATCTCCATGTTCCATTACTGGTCCAATGTTTATAGTCCTTACCACAACAAAAATGAGTACAAGCTGGTCTATTTCCTTCAGACTTGAAGTTAAATAAACTAGCCAACGCCTCGGCCGGGGTCATCGGAGAAGTGGGGAGCTCAAATCCTTCACGAAGAACTTCATTAACGATGTCTTCTGCTGATCTTTCCTCCACAATACCACCATCGACCATCCGCTGGATAATCTCGCACTGCTTTTGATGGTGATCAAACCTATTGCGCAGTACTTGCACTAGGGTATTGAAATCAATCAAAGGCCACTTGGTACCCTTACGGGGCTTAATGTCCACGTTAGGATCAAACTGGGCGGGTAATAATCTAAAATTACACCACTTTACGCTCTCCAGCTCTGCCTGAGTATACTTCGAAGAATCGAAGTTGTTACCACCAGGTTCAGTAGCTCGGAAGTCCTTACTACGGACAACTTGAATCACCAGCTTTCGACGACGTTGAAACGCATCAGCGTCAATCTCTGGTGGTCTATCCCAAGGTGTGTTATTCAAAGTAATGACAACCTCAGGAGCTGCCATAGTACCCTTGATCCCCACATGGGGGGAGTCCACTGATGCCATGTTAGGCATAAATGGAGCCGTAGAAATAAGAGTGAGATACTCTTGAGCGCACTCCGTCTTCTGATTTGGATCACCAACGAGAAACTCGTCCATTACTACTCGTTTTTGACCCTGGAACCCACTCCAATACTCATCCGAATTGGATTTGTAGTAGGTATCAGAAGGAACGCTATCAAAAGCTTCCCTAAGAAGCCGTTTCATCAGAAGGGTCTTACCCACTCCTGGTTCTCCGGCTATATGGAGACTAAAAGGTAAACTTCTAGATCCTTGAGAATGTTTCTTCTGAATCAATACTGAATGTACAGTAAATAATTTGAAGTAGATTCCCAACAGCTGGTGTCTGATCTCCGTCAGTCCACCTTTGGTGCACATTCTTAACAACTGCATCCCTTCACGCATCAACCTTTCCACCGTCTCCTCATAATATTTAGAGCAGACGACTGTAGAAGTGCGGCTTAGAGCAATCAAAGCTAAACTTGTGCTTTTCCAAG